GTACTGTTTAGAACCTCAACTTTTTCAAGGTTCTTATGCCTTGCTTGATGACAAAAGAACAAAAGCTGGTAAAGCAACAGCACTTGCTTTGCAAGAAAAAGGCATTGAAACTTTTACAACTCCAGAAATGGATACCCTTACTGGCATTTATAAGGCTCTTTGTAATAACGAATTTGCCAACAAATACATTATTTCAGATACCTTGAGAGATACCAGAGGATTAGCAGAACAATCCTACTGGTGGAAGCATAGGGAAACAGGTTTGCAATGCAAATGCCGTTGTGACTATGTGATTGATGATATGGTTATTGATCTCAAAACCACAGGTGAGTCTGGTTCATCACCAGAGGCATTTACTAAAACTATTGTTAATTTTAAGTATCACCTACAGGCTGCTCACTATCTACAGGGAACAGGTCAAAAGAGATTTATCTTTGTAGCTGTTGAGAAAGTACACCCATTTAGCGTGGGAGTATATGAACTGTCACCTCATTTCATTGAGCGTGGTTATGAACTACAAGAACAAACATTGTCTGACATCAAAGCTGCCCAAGAGTCAGGCATCTGGAAAGGTTACACCAACTATGAACCAGAGGGCATCAAAACACTTACACCCCCAAAATGGTTATGACATTTACTAAAGAACAAACAGAACTTCTTAAGCAGCCTATAAACGCTGCAAATGTAGAACAAAGAGAAGGTGGCTTTGGCAAACCAGTTGATTATGTTGAAGGCTGGCACGTTATTGATGAAGCTAACCGCATCTTTGGATTTGATGGCTGGTCTTGTGAAACAGTAGAAACAGTTTGTGTTAATGCTGAACCTCGTGACGTTACTTACACTGCAAAAGTCAGAGTTACGATTGGAAACGTGGTAAGAGAAGGTACTGGGGCTGGCTCTAGTAATCAACAGAATTTTGGCAAAAACCACGAAAACGCAATCAAAGAAGCTGAAACAGATGCAAGAAAACGTGCATTAATGACCTTTGGTAACCAGTTTGGATTATGTCTTTATGACAGAAAAAAAGCATGGAAAAATACAAAAAAAGATAGGTCAGCCGAGCCAGTAGAAAACATCTTAGTTCTTGCTAAAAATGCAATCTTAAAGGCTGACACCAGACAAAGACTTGATAAATGTGCTGAGTCTTTGGAAGTCCGTTACACTAATGGACAAATACCGCAAAATGATTACAACGATCTTTGCGATCTTATCAAAACTAGAAAAGAGGTGATTACAACATGACAGTAGCTGGCAGCCAGTTTTTCTCTACCGATCAACTCGCCAAGAGATATGGTATGCACCCAGACTCCATAAGAAGATGGCGGTACAAAGGCATATGACCTTCACAAAGTCCTTGCTTGGGAAGAAGCAAACGGCATTACACCCATTGAACCTTTTTAATTACTATGGCTTACGAACCTTTTGAACCAGCTTTACCAATTCCTGTAAATTTTTCTGTACAGGATAACAAATATGAAGGTAAAGAAAAATATCCTAAAAAATTATGTTTATTTGTTCCTCTCGAATCCGCTCCAGAATTTGTCACTCATGTGATGAATATGGTAGAACAAAAAAAATATCATAAAACTGGAAAAGTATATGATATGCGAACAGGTGAAAAAGAAGAAGTTGAAGGTATCTACATATATGGCAACGGAAAGGTCGGTACTTTCGACTCAGATGAATATGGTGCTTATGGCACTATAAACCCTAAGAAAGTAAAATTAGAGGCATCTGAGGCCACTGTAGATGTGCCAGCTAATCAAGCAGAGCTATCTGCCTCTGAAGATTTACCTTTTTGATTATGTACTTAGTAACTTTTCCGAACAATCCCTACATAGGTCAGATTTTTTATCACCTAGAATCTAAAAGAACTTATGAGTTTTGTGAAACAACAAGAACAGATGAGCTAACTGGTATGGTTACAGAGTCTGCAACATGGTTTGATATTACAGAAAAAGATTTAATTCCTTGATTTTTTGTTAAACAAAACGTACCTCATGCGATCCCAAAGGGTCGCTTTTTTCTTGTCTAATCGTTTTTCTAACTTATAAACATATGCTTGCTGTGATGCTATAACCTCAAGTGAGGTGCTTACAAAGTGAGCTTGCTTTGCATTTGTTTTTAGTAACTTGATTGCATAAGGCTTAAGTAGTTCAATGTCCTCTAATTTTTCAATAAACTGTATAGACTTTTGCACCTCAAACTCACCCTCAAGACTGTAAGTAGATGTAAGAGCCTTAATAATATCCATTATTTAACAGGAAATAATTTAGCTTCAAGAAGCTCAACTAATTTGTCGTCAAGGTCATTATCAGTTTTTGCCACTAAGCTTTTACAGAGCGACAATGCAGCTTTACGCAAAGATTCTGATTTACCAAACTTGATAAACAATCCAATTAAAAATTTTGACATGACCTATTTATATCTATCCCTACCTTAACCCTTATTGCCAATCTTGGCCTCAATCTTTATATTTATAGTATATCACTAGGATTATGACGACAAAAGACCCAAAAACCGAACCAATAATAGAAGAAAAAGAAGAAAAGAGTGGTCCTTCTCTTTTATCAAATATTACTCAAATGATTATTCTTTTTTGGAGTTTATCAGTAATTTCTTTTGCGTATTTCGGAAATTCAACCAGACAAATTGACACAACTTTTGCTGCTGGACTTTTGGCATCAGTGATGCAAAATATGGGATTACAGGTCAAAAACAATAGTAATGGCAAGAAGAAGCTTAATAATGTAACATCAGGTAAAGATCCTTCAAGTAAATGAAAAAATTACTTTCACTTTTATTACTTGCTATTACGCCAGCTTCGTATGCTGGAGGTATAAGTCATTCAATTTCTTCTTCAGTACAACTTGAAGCAGTATCCGCAGGTAGTATTGCCGAGAAAGTTTCTAGTTCCTACAGTATCTCAGGTAGTGGGGTAACTACGCTGGATTCTGATGATGCTAACTCAATAGGCGGGTTCTCATCTACAACAGATGGGG